AGAGATGCTCTTGTGATTCTTGTTTCTCTTGCCTTTTTTCTAAACCATTCCCTTGCCTTGTCGGTGTTTGGTCTAATATTTCGGGCAGCGAGTCTATTTAATAGTGGTGTAAAGTCTGTCATTCATTTATGCCGTTTTTTACTATTTATATCGTTTTATTGAGCGAGTTGATCTTCTGTTAAAATTTTAAATTCCCACTTTCTATCTTCGCAAAATTCTTTCGCATATTTCCACTTTGCTTCGTTGATACTCCAAGTCTTCATTTCACTCAAATATCTTGGTGTAATCTTAGTTCGTTTTCTTGGTGGTTTGGTTTCTTTTTTTGGCTTTACTTCGATAACAATGGTTCTTGTTTTATTTTCTTCTTGGATTTTTATTACAAAATCTGGATAATACTTGTGTTGTTTTCTGTCCACTGGTGAAATGTAAGGTATTACTAATTCTTCGCTCGACCAGAAAGTGATTGCTTCGTTGTTGTCGCAATACACCATAAACCTTCTTTCCCATGAAGAACGATATACAATGTTATTCACATTTCCTGCATATTTTTCTGGATTTACTGGTTTGTATTTTCCTCTATAAGTAAATCTTTTTCTCACTTCATAAAAACCTTTATAAATAGTACTAAAATATTTAGGAGCAAGTATTTAATGGCCGCAACAGACTCACCATCCACTTTGACGCAACAGAGACAACAGGTTGCAGCAGGCGGGGAAACTTATATATATCCAATGTCATTGGATGAATTTGCTGATCAGATTCCAATGAGAGATTTTGTTAGATTCACTGCATATAAAGGTGAACAGCCTGGATATACAACTATGCAGACAAGAGGAACTGCAGTCGAACTTGAAAAAATTGGTAGTGTTACTCTTCACCTTCCAGAAAATATTGAAAATTCAACAAAGTCCCAATTTGAAGGCGCAGATAGTGGTGCATTGGGTATGCTAGGCAAGACTGGTGCAGTCGCAGGCGAAGATAATGGATATCTCGACAAAGTACTCAATCTTGGTGGAGAACTTTCATTATCAGCGACTAAATTTGCAGGAGGTCTTGCATTTGGTGGTGATGGCAATTTGCAATCTCAAGTTATTGGTGGTAGAGTTTCTGGTGCGAATAAACATATGTTATTCAGAGGAATTGATTTTAGGGCATTCAATTATCAATATAGTATTCTTCCAAGGTCAGATAAAGAATCTATTGAAATTAATAACATGATAAAATTTTTAAGAAAGAATATGCTTCCTGAAATGGCAGGATTAAATTTTTTCCAAGTTCCTAATACATTTACTGTTGAATACTACTTGGGTGGTAAACCTGCCGAGTTTCTTCACAAAATCAAACCATGTGTATTAACTGACTGTACTGTTAAATATGGTGGCAACGGTGCGTTTGCAACTTTCAATGAAACAGATGCTCCTGCAGTTATTGAGCTATCTCTGACTTTCCAAGAGGTTCAGTTAGTAACATCTTCGGATGCAGCGGAGGGTTACTAATGTTTAATTATCTAGAGAAAAAGAAATATGATTTAATGCTGGACGGAAAACCAAAAAAGGTAACTAATATCTTTCAAAATGCATACATTATAGAACAATACAGAGAAAATCCTCTTTCGCATTATGAGTATACCGTAAGAGATGAAGATACACCAGAAACAATTGCCCATTTATACTATGGTAGTCATACATATGGTTGGGTTATTTTATGGATGAACGATATTGCAAATGTTTATGATGATTGGCCAATGACAAGTAGAACGTTACAAACTCACATCGAAACTGTTTATGGGGCTCCCGCTTATGCAGGGTCAAATTTTTATCCAAGAATATTTAAAACTGGTGATTATATTTATGACACATTAGAACAAAAAGTTTTTGTCAGAAGAAATGACAGATGGGAAATTGTACTCAATGATTATTCTGCAAGCAATTTAAATGGATTGTCTATTGCAAGGAATATTCCTATTCATTATACTCATGATGTATTGGGACATAAAATATCTCCAGACACATATAATCTCCTCACTCCACAAGACAAGAAAAAATATACAATCTATAGTGCATATGATTATGAACACGATAAGAATGAAAAAAATAGAGTAATTAAATTACTAAGAGCAAATTTACTGAACGACTTTCTTTTGAACTTTGAAGAGGTTATTTAATGTCAGATACGTTTAAGTTAGGTGATTACAATATTCGTAAATTCACTATTCGTTCACATAACGGATTTGAATTAGACCTTAAAAGATATTTTACATCAATTCGCATTTTTGAAGATATACTATCGTCTAGTATTACGGCGACAATTAGTTTTATGGATGTAGAAGATATGCTAACTTTTATGCCAATCGTGGGACAAGAAGAAGTTTCATTAGATTTTGAAGTTCCAGAGTGGAAAAATATTAAGTTGGATTTCCTTGTTCATAAAATATCTGAACTAACAGATGATGAGGGAACTCAGACTTATAATTTAGAATTGATTTCAAAAGATTTTGCAAAAAATTTTGAAGAAAAAGTGTCGGAATATTTTCAAGGAAGTTCTACAGATATTGCACAAACCATTTTTTCAAGACTTGGTAGTTCAAAGAGTCTTTCTGTAGAATCAAGTAGTGACCAGTACAGTGGTGATAATGGATTGGTAATTCCAAATTATACTCCAATGAAAAGTATTTCATTTTTATGTAATAAAGCATTCAGTGAGACATATAAAAGTTCTTCGTATATGTTTTTTGAAACAACAAAAGAATATGTTATGAAACCGTTAGAAATGTTAACACAGGCAGAACCAAAGAATAAATTCATCGTTGGTGCATACAAAAGTGCTGGGGCAAAAGAACTTGATGATATTTCAACAAATGTTGAAAATAAGAAAGTAATTAGTTTTAATTTTGATTCAAACTTCGATGTGCTTGGAAATATTACAAAGGGGTTTTATAATTCAGAAGTTTATGCTGTGGATTTACTAACACGACAGGTTAATAATTATACACACTCATATTGGGAAAATTATGGAGACTACAAGTACTTGGACAGTAATACTTTTCAAGATACTACTGGTCAAGGAATGCAATATAAACCAAAAAACTTATATGTTGTTCCAGAAAGAGACTTGCAGGGTGGGAATCCTACATTTAATCAGGAAAAACTCTTTCTTCCAAGATTGTTTTATATGCAGTTGATGAAAAACATAAAAGTAACTATTACTGTTTTTGGGGATACTGATGTTTGTGCTGGAGATGTCTTAGAACTTGAAATGCCAATATATCAAAGAGATAACACAGGAACAAACAAATATTATAGTGGAAAGTATTTAGTGTTTGCAATTAGACATAGAATTGAGGGTGGAAGATATCAAACTGACATTGAGTTGGTTAGAGATAGTATCGGACTTCCGTTACCAGCGGAACAGCCAACGCCTCCATCGGGTGGGAGTATACAATAATGGATATGAATATGTTTTCGGGTAGAGAAGGAATGGTTTGGTGGCAGGGTGTTATCGAAGACGTAAAAGACCCAGAAGCTCTTGGACGAGTAAAAGTTAGAATTATTGGATGGCATACTGCAGACAAGGCACTTCTTCCCACAGAAAAACTTCCATGGGCATCTCCAATTATGCCCATAACTAGTTCGTCCACTGGTGGTATCGGACAATCTCCAACGGGCGCATTGCCTGGTGCATGGGTTATGGGATTTTTTAGAGATGGCGAACAGGGACAAGATCCTATAATTTTTGGAACAGTTTATGGTCGTCCCACAGAGGGTTCGGAAACAAATGCAGATGGAACATATCCTTCAGATAGTGGATCAGTATTCGGTGGTTCTACTAAAAATGAGTCGGATGTTAATAGACTTGCAAGGGGTGTAAGTGATAGTACATCTAATACAAATGGTGGAGATGAAAATACATCTTCTTCTGGAAATGCGACTGAATGTGGGAAAGAAGTTAACCAAGATGGTGTTTCAAGTGATAAAGAAAATAGAAAAAGACTTAGTAAGATTACTACAAAGTCTGGTAAAAGTGCTTGGGTTGCTACAGTATTTAAAGATCAGTTCCAAGGATTTGTGAATGAACTTGAGAGTACAGGATATGTTATTAAAAGTATTGGTGGATATGCATATCGAAAAAATGTAAATAATCCAAGTAGATTTAGTTACCATGCTAGTGGTGCTGCAATTGATATTAATCCCGCCGAGAATCCTAATGGGAATACACTAATAACAGATATGCCAGACGGCGTATCATCTATTGCCAGAAAGTATGGACTAGGTTGGGGAGGTGATTGGAATAGTGTTAAGGATGCAATGCACTTTAGTGCAGCATCTGGAGAAAGAGGATCTACTCCCTTAAAACGAAATGGTATTGTTCCTGACCCAGCATCAGGCAGTCAAACCGAAAGTTCTTCTGGTGGCGGTACTGATAAGCCAGGAGAGAGTCAAGAATGTGATACCGTAACAACCAGTGAATCGGGCGCAACTTCTAGTAGGTCTGCAGATACAGCAGCGCAACAACAAAGTCAGGCACCATCTGCAAGTGCAACACAATGGTCTGCTGGGAAATCTTATAATGAAGGCGATTTGGTAAAATCTCCACCACTGGCAGAAGGAGAAGAGTCTGGTGGGCCTCCATACACAATGCGTTCTGGAACTTTGGCAGCTGCCGAAGCACTTGGAATTAGTGCGATCGATCTTGCAACTGTGATGTCTTATGAAACTGGTGGTACACTTGACCCTCAAAAAAGAGGGCCTACTACTAAATGGGGTCAACATAGAGGACTTATTCAATTTGGAGAACCGCAGGCAAACCAATATGGCGTAGACTTCAGTACTCCACAGACAGCAATAGACACCCAACTTGGCCCAAGTGGTGCGGTAGTTAAGTATTTGCGAGATAAAGGTGTCAGGCCCGGCATGGGTAGACTAGAAGTTTATTCTGCAATCAATGCTGGTGGTATCGGAGAAAAGTATTATAGTCGTTCAGATACCGCAGCTGGCGGGGCGGCAGGGACTGTTAGAGATAAAGTAAACAATCAGATGGAAGGTCATGAAAGAAACGCCAGACGACTTCTGGCGGGTTCTAATGATAGTACATTTGTTCAACAAAAAACCTTTATTGCGAAAAACTCTGGAACATCTGATACGGATGGCAACGGCCCAACTTCTGCAAGTTTAAAGGATGGTGATATTCTTTGGGAAGTATATGAAGATCCATTACCAGAGATAGATGATGCAGTGGAAGAAGGCAGTGTGGTAGATGTGGATCAGTCTCCATCAACGTTCAATGCAAACTCTGGAAACTCTTCATATGGACAGGATACATACAACCCACGTTCTATTGTTGAAATGAAAAAAGAAAGTACAGAAAGTACAGAATTATTTGATGAACCACCAACACCATATGCCGCAGAGTATCCACATAATAAAGTGTTATCTACTGAATCTGGGCATCATCAAGAATTTGATGACACGCCGGGGGCAGAAAGAATACATACATATCATAGATCTGGAACATTTGAAGAAATACATCCAGATGGTTCTGTAGTTACAAAGGTTGTTAAGGATAATTATGAAATTATCTTTGGTAATGATAATATTTACGTCAAGGGAACGATTAATGTTGTTGTAGATGCAGATGTAAATATTAGAATAGGTGGTAATGTCGATGCAAAGGTTGGTGGAACAATTGATACTGAATCTGGTGGGAATACCACAATAAAAGCACCAAACATTCATTTAAACCCATAAGAGGAAGTCATGTCAAATTTAAATAGTGCAACAGAAAGACTTGGGATACTACCATCTAAAAGAGATCAATATATTGATTTTGATCTAACGTTTAGGCGAAATCCAGTCAGTGGAGATGTTTTAATCAAAAAAGATATAAGTTCAATAAATCAAAGTATTAAAAATATTTTATTGACTAATAAACTTGAAAAACCATTTCAACCAAGGTTTGGTGGAAATGTTTACAATACTTTATTTGATTTAATGACGAATTGGGATTATAGAGGTTCGCCGCATGACATAAATATGCAAGAAGAGATAAAACTTGCATTAAAAACCCATGAACCAAGGATAGTAGTTTCTGATGTTAATTTTTTCTCTAGGGAAAGAGTTATGTCATCACTAAAAGGAATAAAATCAGAAGACGAAAGAATACGCCAGGCACAGTTAGTAGACAATAATACCTTAGAGATTAGTATAGTATACAACGTTCCTGCATCTGAAGAAGATATATCATTTCAATTTAGTATAAAAAGAGTACGATAAATGGCTAAAAACATAAACATATCAGATTTAAGTTTTGATGGAATAAAAGACAATATCAAAAAATACATGGAGAACGATAAAGTTTTCAAAGATTATAACTTTGATGGTTCTGCATTGTCTAGCATACTCGACATACTATCATATAATACCTATTATAACTCATATTATATGAATATGATTGCAAACGAAAGTTTTTTAGACACAGCAAGAATTCGTGAGAATGTTGTATCCAAGGCAAAGTTGTTGGGTTATACTCCACGTTCTAATAAGTCTGCGACTGCATTGGTTGCAGTAACATTTAAGATTATTAGAAAGAATAGACAAGAAAGAGATTATCAATATAACACATTAAGAATCGATAGACAACTTGCATTTTCTACTTCTATTGACAACGAATCTTTTGTTTTTGTTCCGAAGGTTTCTAGGTCAATTACAAGGTCACGCTCTGCAGCAGAACCAGATGGTTCAAGGGCTCATTACTATACTATAAACGATTTAGAATTGTTTCAAGGTCAACAAGTGGAAGAAAAGTTTGTTGTTGATATTAACAATCCAAATCAAAAATTTATTTTATCTAACGAAAATGTAGATACTGACACTATTCAAGTTCTGGTACAAGCAAGTGCAGATGATGATGTTGTTACTGAATTTAAATTAGCAACGGATACTACACAACTTTCTGATATTTCGAAAACATATTTTCTTCAAGAATCTAAAGATATGAAATATGAAATATTTTTCGGTGATGGTGTTCTTGGAGATGAAGTAGAAAATGGAAATATAATTACTGTTCGTTATATTACAACAAAGGGTGCCAATGGAAATGGTATTACTGGAAGACTTACTGCGATTGCATTACCTAAAGGCGTAATCGTTGATACTGAAAATGTTCAGATTATTGGTGAGAGTTATGGTGGTGCTGACAGAGAAGATATTGAGTCTATTAAGTTCTTTGCACCAAGGACATTTGAAAGTCAGAACAGAGCAGTTACCGCTAGAGACTATAAGGCGATTGTTCCACAAATTTATCCAGAGGTAGACACAATGAATGTTTGGGGTGGGGAAGACAACGACCCTCCTGCATATGGTTCTGTATTTATGTCTATTAAACCGAATACTGGACTAATTCTTTCCACTCAAGAAAAACAGTATATTTTAAATCAGTTAAAAAGTAATTATTCGGTTCTTACTCTTTCGCCTCAAATTGTCGACCCTGATTATTTGAAATTGAAGATAACCACAAATGTAAAGTATAATGATGAGGCGACTTTATTAGATGAGTCATCTTTGAAAGAATCTGTAAGACAAACTATCATTTCTTATAATAATGAGTTTTTAAACGAATTTAATAGTTATTTTAGATATTCACAGTTTTTGTCTGCCATTGATAAAACCGATGATTCTGTTACAAATAATATTACAGAAATTTTGATGATTAATGAAAAAACTCCAGTATATAATGGTGTTGCGTCATACACATTTAATTTTAATAATGCAATACG